GGTCTATCATGCCGGAAAAGGTTTCTGGGTTTTGAGATATCGCGTCCATTATCACGCCGTATTGTGGCGGTAGCCCTTCGGGTGCAATACCTTGTAATTGTCCTACAAGGTCGGCTATTGCTTGGTTGCTGCCCATTTTGTTCTGTTCGGTTAGGGCTGATTTATATAGGTTGGCAGGAACTCTCCCGTAAGATGTTAAGGCGCCAGCCATTGGACCTGTCATTGGATTATCGGGAGTAAATATATCAGGCATCCCTCCCGGTAAATCGTAAAAATCAAGCGCTTCTCTGGCCCTTTGTGCTGCTTCTTGGAGATTCATTCCCCTGTTCTGCATATCCCAATTAGACATTTTGTCTATTAGTTTTGTCGTTGGTGCCGACCACTTAAAACTCTCTGCATAAGCACGATATGGATTTTGAGGGTCTATTTTATCTTGTAGATTCTTTTGTAATGCCATGTTCAACCCTCCTTAGTATGGGTTAACCCAGTTTTTATTAATTAACGTCCTGCCTTGATTGTTTGTTTGTGGCATCAGTCTTGTTGCGTCTAACTGTAACGGCTTATCTCCTACTAAACTTGGCACCGATTCTGTTAATGATGGACTTTGAGTGCCACCAAATAATTTCTTCAATGATGGTAACATTTCCGCGTTTTGTAATACGTTTAAGCCACTAAGCCAGCTTCCTTGTTTTCTTTGGTTTAAATCTGACATTAACCCCCATTCGGACAAGGCATTTGCTTCCGATCTTCCTACCAAGTCATTAGCCATAGCCGCTATTTGTGCCGCTCGATTACTTTCTAAATCACCCATAGTATTCATAACCATTTGATCACCTGGTCTTTGCCCGTAAAAACCACGCGATACTAAGTTCTTATCAAGTGATTCCAATGTGTTTTTTGCTTTTACGTCATACATAGGATTGATCACATCACCAGCCCTACTTAATGCCTGACCATATCCAAGCGTTGCAGGCTTTTTAGGCTGGTTAAACCCATCCCATATACCCTTTAACCCTAGACCAGCTTGAATCCATGGTAATGCTTCAGCCATTATTATCCCACCTTTCAATGTATTCTTCTCTAAGTAGCGATAATACAACGATATCAAGATATTGACCCTCTTTGTAAATCACTTGCCTTTCTATACCTTCTTGCTTAAATCCTAACCGCTTAGCATTGCTTATCGCGTGTTCGTTTATTGCAAGAGGTCTTACGTATATTCGATTAAAACGCCATTCTTTAAAGGTTTTGCTTAAAAACATCTTTGTTGCTATCCCAGCTACCCCACACCTGCCTGGAAACGATAACCCGAACTCTGCTTTGTGGTTGTCCGTGTCTATATTAAAAAGTTCCAGCGTACCTACTGGAACATTATCTATCTTTGCGACATATATTATCATTGGTCTTGTGAAATCAGGTTTTTCTGTTTTTGTCAGGTTTAGAGCCTCTTTGTCGGAAAGCCACGATTCGATAATAGATATATCTGCTTTTGAAATTGGTTTTATTATTATTTATATCACCTCTGTATTGCCTAATGTTTCGATAATTATTATACCTTCTGGTGTTCTTGCATATAGTTTTACGATACCTTCTACATTAACCATAGCGAAATTAGCTGTACTATTTTTAAACTCATCTACTGTGTTAGAATACGGTATATCTTGTGATAGGGCAACATAAGGGTCTATAAACGGCGCGTCCAGGGAATGCCAGGCTTTGACGGTTTCGGGGGAGACGGCGTAAGGTTTGATTAAAAGATTTTTTCTGATTCCGCTTGCTCCAACATTCATATTGCCCAAATGTCCTGATAACCAAAGAGTGGTTTCTAGGTTTAACGCACTAATATCTACCTTTTGTCCATTTGTTACAAGTTCACCGTCTATAAACAGGTCAAATATACCTTCGTCGGCGTCATAAATAATATCCCAGTCCTGATCTTCAAATGTCTTTATTTTATTTCCGTCATATGCTTTTCTAATGGCTGTACCGTCTGGCAGCCTTACTACTATTTCTGTATTATTCCCCACATGCAGAAAAAAGGTGTTTGCAAGTGTATTACTTATATTATTACATAATAAGTACTGATCTCCTATATTTTCGTACAAGTAATGCCTTATATGTATTGTTCCCTTTCGAGGATTAAGCGTTTCAGCATAACCCAGTATTCCTTTAGGGCGGGTGCCTTCGCAAAGAGATCCGGGATATGATTTATCATACTCTACCAAAAGAGCGCATACTTCTACTCTTCCTTCTACTCCTTTGTAAAAGTGAAATGGGGCAGTTGCCGTGTAGTCTCCTGAGGAAAAGGTCCTCGACACTTGAGTCCATTCGCCACCAACCTTCAATGTTTTATTAGTAGTTCTGTAACCAGTACCAAGATAGAATTTTGGAATCCCTTCGTCAGTCCCTAAATTTCGCATCCACAAAGACACAGTTACTGGCTTATCTTCTCCGGGTAGACTGCTCCATCTATACTCCGGAGTTAGAACTGTATACTGATTAGATGCCCCCTCTACTACCAAAACAGGACGTTTTCCGAAAGGTGTTTCAGTTATTCTGCTGCTAAGCGTGACGCCCGTACCACAACTCCATTCTTTAGTTGGGTCTTCAAAAAGAGAGTTAATAGCTATATTTGTAATCCCCTCCTCCACCGCCACCCCGCCCTCGGGGAGTAGGGTAGCACAAAGGGAGCCGTCATCATTGTATATCAATCCGTAGTCTGTTCTTGTTGCTCCGTATAACCCACTAGGTTTTAGTCCTTTAGTAGATTTTAAGGTGTTGTGGAAAGGAATATAGACAGAAGACGCGTCGAGCACAAATTCTAGTGGCAATGCTTTTAATTGTGCTGCTGTTACTAAATGAGGATTATCACGGTTAAATACGTGTCTTTCTAAGTCATAAGTTGTTTCTTCTGTTTGTGGTTCAAGGCTCTTCTTTATATCCATTACTCGCTCTTCTAACTCACGAATAGACCTTATAATCTCATTTATCTGTGTATCTATAGGGCCAGGGAACGATCCGGTTTTCCGTACAGACAATTATATTAACCCCTTTCATCTATACAACGTTTCTGGATTCAATATGTGAGAGTGTTTCTGCACTTCCACCTTAATTCCACGCCCAACGGCAACGCCAATCCAAAAGTCTGAACACGGTAAATGCTTTTCATATTCGGTCTTTAGTGTCTGATTAATGCCATATAAACTGATTTCGTCAAATCCTTCGTAAATTGCTAACGCTATCATATAAGGGAAAGAACTCGTGAAAAACTGTTCCCTGTTAACATTTCTGAAGAATTCTTTTTTTATCGCTTCCAACGGATACACAATAGCGTTCGGTATATCAGGACATTCCTGCATCACGTATACCGGACATCCTAAACGTGCTAGTTCTTGTTTGTGTTCTTGGTTGTTCATCGTTTTTCATGGATGTCAAACCATCGCGTCCAACGACCGTTTGGGTGTTCTCGTATCATTTTGTATATAAAATTCAAACTCCATATTTCACACGATGGATCATGAAATGGCGCGTCGTCCCACCCTGTGGCGCGACCAACTAGTGCGACTTTTTTCAACGCTTGATTCCTCCTTAATTGGGTTGCTATTTTGTTACATTTTTCATATACTGTAAGCAGGAGGTGGAAATAATGAGAAAATTTATATTGTGTTTAAAGGATTATTGTAGTCTGGTTATGCTAATTAAACCCTATTACCGTTACCTTTACTCTTGCTCCCTGCCCCTCTAAGAAGATAGTCAAGTCATTCGCGCTCACATTCCATGATATATCTGCGGGTGGTGCCATCCAAGTGTCTTCCGTACCGCTCCCAACCCTTCCCTTATACGCAAATATATTTATTAAATATGGTCCTGGGAAATCGGGGGTTATTTTTCCGCTTGAATAATATGGTGGGTCGGTGGGCGCTGTCGGTATATCTACCTCTCCTGTATAGTATTTTAATGGTTTGTAGGCATCAGTATACGCCTTAGCATTACTCTCTGCTATATTAGCCTTCGCCTGTGCTCCCGTCTTACTCTCAACCTCTGAAGCCCCTACCCCATGCACTCCGGTAGTTTTTGCTTCGTGTGTATTCACCTTCGCCTGTGCTCCTGCTGGTGTTTCTGCCCCTATACTTGCAGGAGTAATAGGATCACTTCCCCCACTTCCGTGTGCTGTGGCATGTTTTGAGGTGGCTGCTCCGATACTTGCAGGTGTAACCGGATCGCTTCCCCCGCTTCCGTGCGTTGTGGCGTGTTTCCCTGGTATAATAGAATCGTTTTTAGCTGATATAGTTATTTTTTTTCCAACATTGTCTGGAGTAAGGTCTACCCCTGCGCCAGCAACAAGGTCAATGTTCCCGCCGGGATTTGATACCCCATCTACTGAAACTATCGCGCCTACTTGCTCTGCACTGACATTATGTGGATTGTCCTTCTTATCCCCATGAGCGTCTACTTTAGCCTGTGCTCCTGTTTTAGTTTCATGTTCTGTGTGAGGAGAAGGCGCGTCTACGTGCGCTTTTACTTGTGGTAAGGTGATAGCTGGAGTTGTTCTCCACGAGGTACCTAGTATACTTTTCAACACATAAGCAATCCAATTAAGTAGTGTTGACAAAAACCCTATATTACCTATAGGCGCTTGTGTGTCATCAATTTCCCTATTACCTATTACCTCATCATTTACAGCGCCTTGTTGCATATTATCCAGTCCTATACCGCCTGGACTTCCATCTGGTAGTGTTTTGTTAGGATCTAACATCGCAAAGGCTTTATCTAGGTCTTTTTTAATATATTCTGGTCCGGCAGTACCCATCGACTTTTGCCCAACTACCGCACTAAATTCTCTTTCTGGTTTAGCCATTTAGTATCACCTCTATAATCGTGTTCCTTTTGCTCTTGAGGGTCTGAACTCAAAAGCAAGCCCATAAATAATACACTCAACATCTTCTGGATTACCAAGAGCATCATACTCTTCATTTATAAACTCCACCTGTACCCTATGACCGCTAGCCGATACCTTTGTTCTTGTGGTAATTAGGCTCTTAGACCCCCATCTCGTGCCCCACTCATCTCCCCATACAAATGAATCGTATAAAGTAGTCTCTATAATTTCAGATTCCAAAAATCCATCTACGAATACCCTAACAGTTACTTCGCTTTCCGCTTCTTCTGGATTCCAGAGCGTCATAAATAACCTTGTAATACGCTTCTTATGGTATGGGTAATCAAGGTTATATTGTTTTGTTAAAATATCAAGCTTAACAGGTGATCCGTCTGCCTGTAAATAACCATCGGTAAGCCTTAGAATATATCCGTTAGTCGCTACTAGTATATCGCCATTTAGCCTATACAACAGGTCGTTCGCTTGTATATCTGTATATCTAGTGAACGCCCCTAAACTCCAGTCATAGACTAAGATATAGTTGTTTCTAACGGCCCCTTCTCCGGTATATGCTAATAGCGATCGTTGTCTTTTGGCATCAAAAATGCTGACCGCCTTCTTTGGGTCAGCTATGTTTCTGATAATCTTCTCTACTTTCTTTTTAGCTAGATTCCTTACTACCTCTTCTCCTGGTTGCATACCTGTAGAGTAATGTAGTATAACCGGATTCATAGCAGTCCAAGCACCTTGCGACAAGAATGAAAGACTATTTGGTGTAAGGTTTATAGTGTTTGTTGATATAGCACTAGCACCAGCAGGGACTTCCGTCCATGTAACATCATCTTCCGGGTCTATGCCTGCCCATTTCCATATTGAATTGTTTTCATAATGAACAAGCACAGAATCACCAAAAATACATATTCCAGTAGCTGGGCCATCTCCTGTTGTTGGATATACTATAGAAGTATTTAAAACCTTTGTAGGGTCTGCAAACTCACTATAATAAACAGCACTAGGGTCATCTGGATTACCTGTAAAGAAGCACCTCATACTTTTAGGATGGTAACATGAGTATTTGCATTTGCGCACTTCATCTAAGTTGTTGTTTGCCGTCATTGCATCTCTCGGATCAGGTATTTTTTGCGGTATTTTAACACCCATATAATCTTTTTTTATTTTGTCTAATATTGCCCTTCTTGCATCTTCTTCGTTTTTGGGTTCTTTAACATAGTCATGATATTCTACTACTGAATTGTCTACCTCATCTATAAGTCTCAATACTTCTCCGTTTGCTTCTGTTCGGTATAGCCTCTTCCTGGTTATACCTTCCGGTCCCGCTTCTAGCGTCCACTTAATGCCGTTTTCTTCTGATATTTTAACTTCTTCAACCGGTGATGGTTCGGATTCAAAACCGCCTGCACTAACAAAAGTATATGCGCATTTATATGTACCTCCAATTAATGGGGGTACATACCTAGATTTCCTGTGAACTGACCACGTATTGTCAATATAGCTTGTTTCTGTATTGTTATCGATAGAGCCTACGCAATACATATTGTCATTAGAATTTCTATATATATTACGTTTTTTTGTTCCGTCCGGCCCTATAGGTACACCATCTATTGTTAATGTATAGTAGTATTTACCTATATTTCTCTCTGCTATAGCTACTGCACTAGATTCGTTGTTATTTTCATCTATGAATGTAATCATGACCCTGTTTACGCCAGGTTTAAAGTTAGCCGCCCCGCTTGAGCCATCAGGCACTTCATCAGAAAAAGTCAGAGTTAATGTTTTAGAAGGCTTGTATTCGTCTATAGCCAAAGTACTGGGCGGGTCGCTTTGAAAGATTTCTGCTATCTTTTCCCCGTCATACACCCAATACTTAGTGCCATCATTAATATACAGTTTATCTCTTAAATAAAACGTTGAAACCTTATCGGTAGTGCCGACAGAACATAACACAGTTAAACTATAGTCTGTTTCATCAACTAAACATAGGTTGTTATATCCTAAATCAGTTCCAACTACAGCAAGTAATATTTCTCGGCCGTCATCGCGCGGCCATTCAATTAGTTGTTCTACAGGGAAATTATACGATGTGGCATTCAGTCTTTCTTCACCATTGCGTTTCTTAGCACCTCCGCGCTCTGATAAATCTACATTATCAGCCCGCACTAATTCATTGTCTAACAAATTGTCCGGTGCCGCGTCGGTATTAAGCCCTCCGGTGAAGTCTCTGTATGATTTTAGAAGTTTAGACATTTTTTACACCTCATCTTACAACCGGTACTTGCTGGGGAGTTCTTCGCCTGCGTAACGAATTAAAAATCCTAAGCGTTTTTTCTTTAAACCTCTCAATATTTCTTAGCCCGTCAGGGTTTTCATCATCATCTTTCAGTTTCCACCAAGCAATAACAAAAGTAACAAGCGCCTGATGATACGCTTCGTGTATTTCTGGTGTTTCCTGGATACCTGATATTGGTTTAGGAATACGCCGATAATATACCGTATAAGTACCTGCATTGTTAAAGCTTATTAAATTGTTCCCACGTACTCTGTAACCTCTGTAGGTATTCCCTAGCTCATCCTCTACCTCAACTACTGTTGTGATATCCTCCGGTAGTTCCGTCCATCCTCGGTCTTTATCCAATGTGATTGTAGTAGTTTCATCCATAAGCGCCATATCGCCAATTTCTGCAATAGCTTCATTAATAGCCTTAAGAGCATCTGGATCGTCTATAAATTCATCAATATAAGCTTCTGCCGCCTCTTTTATCTGAATTCCTGTCATGCTCTCACCTCTTTTCAGAAAAGACGGGGTTTACTCCCGTCTTTCTTAGTGACAATTTCTTTCTCCTCAAAGATGTATACCCCATATCCTCGTTTCGAGTCTCTTAAAACATTAAGTTCTTCTTTGTCTGTGGTTTCATATACCCCATTTACAAACTTGATTCTTTTCCCTGCTACATTAGTTCCATTCTGCCTGTTAAATGAAGCAGGTTTAACCACTATCTCCAAATTCAAATACGGTGGTCTTGTATTAAATTTAGCCATTATTCTTTCTCCTTCCAATAATAAAGATAAAGAGGGGTTATCCCCCTCTTTTAAGCCGCTGCAAATCCTGTACAGTTAAACAGTACAGCATGGGTCTTTTCCTGCCGTACCATCATACCAAACTCTGTTAGATACTCATCCATCCACCCATCAAGGTCAGGAGCCTGAATGTTCGGATGTAGCTTAGTATCCCTACCATTCAACGGCCTGTATGCAATGTTCTTCATGTCAAGCAGGAAGCCATACCCGCCGTATGCGTTCTCTAAGGAACGATCTACCGCGATATAAACATCACCATGGAACGAATGGTACTTAGGAAGCCTAATGCCGTAAGTCTCTTCCCCCGATGAGGTAACAATTTTGTTCTGGGCAATCATGTTGACCGCACCACCTACAGTACGTGAACAAACAAAGAGTTTGGACTTAGAACCATAGGTAAAGCCCATTTCTAAAAACTCTTCCCATTCTGCTTCGGTCATACCACCGCCGACATCTTTTCGGAAAGTCTGTACGAAAGAGTTTACGCCGGCTGTCATCCTTCTTGGTTTACCGCCAGAAAGATCTTCTTTCTTTTCTCCCCAAAGGGATATTCTAGCAATATCCAAACGGTGTTCAAGCATTTTCTTAGCCCGTATCCTTGTTCTTTCTTTTCCGCCTGCTCTCTTTTTCTCATGAGCGGAGGTCATAGATTCATCAAAAGGAGTTCTAACAATCTGTGTGTAGTTATAGAACTTACCGGGCTGGTTCAGCTTAGAAGCGGGTACTCTAGAGTTTTCCTCCATCGCGTTCCCTGTTCTAACTATCCAATCTTCGTTTTCTAAGGCTGCTTCTGCTGTAGTTCCGTAGCCCCTTACCACGGTTAAAGTGTTGTCTGTTACTGCTGTAACCCTTAACACCTCGCCGGTTCTTGGCACTTTAATAATGTCCTGTGCTGCATAAATGGATCCATCTACAACCTGAAGTTCTGTGTCTGTAGCCAAATGTCCGGTTTCGCTATTGATCTGCGTCCACCAACCTACCGGCTCATCATCAAACCACATAAACTCTGATGTGTCGGTTCCTTCTTTCCTTGCCTTCATGAGAATTACTGCGTAAGGATCGGCTTCAGGATATAGCTGGGCAATGGTTTTCGCCATATCAATAGCTCGTCTATCACGGTCTAGAGTAGTAGTATAGACCGGTCCGGGAGAACCACCTGTACCAGCGTGAAACTGTAAATCGAACTTATATTTCTCCAATTTTTATCCACCTCTTAATTTTAAAAGAGACCGTCAAACACACCCCCACCTTTCCCAACGGAAAGTATTTCGTCTGCGATAGTCTCTTCTAGTGTTTTTTTCTTTGGAGTTGTTTTAACTCCAGTTGACGGCATTCCCGCCGCCTTCTTTTGTGCTTCAATCTTTGCCTGTTGTGCTTTTGCTTGCTCTATTGCTGTATTTACGTCTGCGCTAACCTGCTGTTGTAATTGTCCTGCTTTGTTTGCTTTCGCTCGTTGGTAAACATAGTCATAAAGTGCTTCAGGCTGTTGTTGAAGCATATTAAAAAGCCCAGGGTTTTCCTGCGCTAGTTGTTGGGTCTGTACCTTTATTTCCGGGATATAGTCTTTAAAATCTGGATTTCTACTAGCCACCGTCTGCCAGCCTTTAACAAATTTAACTTGTGTTTCGTATTCGTTTGCCAATTGCTGAATCGGTTCTAGTTGTGGTTTTACTCGTTCCATAATCATTCGTTCCATGGTGTTAGTAAATCCCGGATAAATTTCTTCCATGGTTCGGATGAACTCTTGATCTTCGTCTGATATTTCTGGTTCTTTGTGTTGTTCCGGAGCTTGCGCTCTCTGGACTATCAATGGAACAAGCTGATTAATAATGCTTTGTGTCTGTGCAAGCTGCTGCTGGAGAACGTTGTACCTATCGTCATTAAGGTGTGTTTCGGTAGGTTTCGTCTGTTGACGGCTACTGAAACGCTTAAAGGCTTCTAGATATTCCCTCTCCATTTCTTCAGGAGAATCTAACGAATTCAGATTGTCAGGTTCTCCTAGTTGGTTTTTAATTTCAGTAAGTCCCTTGACAAGAGCGCCAACGGTTTTGTATTTTCCTGCATATAATTGTGGTTCCTGTTCAGTCGAAGGGTGTTCCGCTTCCTGAACCGGGGCTTGGTCAGCGTGTCCGGTATCAACGGAGCCTTCTAGACTAGCTTCTTCTTGAACGTCTCCTTCCTGAACATCTTCCTGTGTTGCTTCTTCCATTTGTTTAATTGCCTGTTCTTCTTGTTCAGGATTAAGGGATTCAAGAATAGCCTCGTCGTCAAAAATACCCACATAGATCACTCCTTAATTTTTTCTGTGCATTTCTGCACGAATGAAATAACCTTCCTTAGCTCAGATATTGCGCCTTGTGCGCGTCCGGCTTCAAGAAGGTTATCAAACTTACTGTATTCCAATGTAGACTGATGGCTCTTGATGTATTTGTCGTTTATTCGGCTCACTAAGAGTTGCCAGCCCTCGGTCATCGCCATTTCTGCTATCTTACGTTCATCATTGCTTGCTGCGATGGGTCACCACCTCCCCCACTTGATAGTGCTTTATCTAAAGCCTTTTCGGCGAATTTTTTACCAAACTCTTGTTCCGCTTGTGCTTGCTGTGCCTGTACTGCCTGTTCTTGTTGTTGCTGCTGCATCATAGCTTGCTGCATCTGTTCTTGCTGTAACTCTTCTTCGCTCTTAATGAATTTTTCCGGGTTGCGTACATCAAAGCTGCGTACAAGTTCTTTCTCAATCTCCATCCGTTTAATATATTGACTTTGTGTCTTAATTGCATACTCGGCAAGCTGCATAAGCTGTTGTCTGCGTACTTCCTTGTTGCTTGCTGGGTCCGTTGCTGAACCTGCCGGTCTATAATCCCATTCGCCTAATATGTCAATCGGGTCCGCCATCTGCCAAGACATTGCCTGTTCTTCGTCGAACAGTTTGACAAGTCTCGGCTGCGTGATGAACTGTTGGTTATTCTGGTCCATAAGGTTTATAAGCCGCTTGATACCCATATCTTCATAAAGAAGAATTTTTGTATCAAACCGGATTGATGCATTAGAACTCTTTGTTGCTACCTCGGTAGCCGTTTCCTTTGCAGGTGAATCTACTCCGCGAACGACTGAAGGCACCGCTAAAGCGTTTTCTGCGTCTTGACGTATCTTTGCCTCTTCGTTGTATGACGACCCGGTTACATCGTTCATTTCAAGCGGCTTGATGGCATCTATATTTGCCGTGTGAACAATACCGTGTGGTCTTGATACTAGTTCGGAATCATCTATATCTGCACCATCACCGACAAGCCACATACGATTCAGTACAAACGACACGTTATCTATTCGCTGGTTTCGGTTAGTGTTAAGTTCGTGCTGTAGGTGTTCTATGACAGCTACTGCTGACAATCCATAGAACTCATTGGGTAATGGTTCAAACACTCCCCTTATAAACGGCTTTTTCCCGTGCCAGTAAGGATTATCCCCCCCGTAAACCGTCTGTTTCCGGTTGACTATGATATGATGTTCCGCATCGGTCCAATAATGAAGCAATTCATAAGGCGGGAACTTCGCATCTGATGCCTGGGTACCAGTATTGGAGAAACCTACCGCACTCATACGCTCGTATCTTCCTTCTTCTAGTCCTTCGCCTACACCCTTGAGTGCTTCCCAGTCTGGAGTAAATACATTCCCGGTCTCGGCTTCTTGGAGCAAATCTAGTTTCGCTTCTAACTCCGGTTTGGTAACCCACTCACGCTGAAAAACGTATCGGCAGGTATCTATGTCCTTTCCTCTTGGGTCCGGCCAGAAGTCAAAGAAGTCTACAAGCTGGATTTCGTTGTCGTCCCAGGTTGTTTCTTCCTTATCAGTTACCCTAAGAAGTTTAGTGGGTATCTGATACCCTAGTATATTGAATGTAACCGGTTCTTTCCGCTTTCTTACGCGTGTTTCATGCCGCCATCCTACTGAAGCTATAGCCGCAGGATAAACAAGCAAACAGGTAAACCAATCGTAAAACAAGGTTGTTATGTTGTTCTTTTCAAGCTGCATATCGTTGAGTGCTGCTGCTATTCGTGCTTTTTCGTCGTTGTCGTTTGCTATTTGCCCTTCTCTTGGCTGGGCTATAAAATCAAACCATGGTCTAGAAGGACCAAAGAACGCTTTAAGAAGCCTGCTACGCCACGTATCAATGTGTTCATATGTCATAGGTATGTGAAGGTTAGACCGGCCCTCACCTTCAGACAATGGCTTTTTGTAGCCTCGATACAGCTTGTAATATTCGATAGCTTTTTCGTCGTACTTTCTTCTTGCTCCCTCCGCGTCATCAAATATGCTCATTATTTCTTGTGTTTTATCGCTCATCTCCAGGTTTTCCAGTTCCTGCATCGGTGCCTGCCTCCAATCGTGCTATGCTGATAATTTGCCATCCCTGACGGTCTAGCCCTACTATATGGTCATTTAGTGTGCCGTCTATCTCCTTTATACGCTTAACTTCTTTTCCGTTGAGTGTCTTAAGGTGCTCTTTAATAAGCATTTTCATCCTCCTAATACCCGGTAATATTTGATATTGGTCTAATGGTTTTGTCTCTCTGTCGCCGTCTGCGTGCTCTCTCTGCCTCTGATATAACGCCTAACATCGGCATTTGCTGATGCATCTGAATTGCTATTGCCATGGCCATGACCGTATCATCATGGCACCCAGCTTGTGCTTCCGGCTTCCCTTTCGGGTTCCGGACGAAAGAAAAGCACTCGCTTATGAGTGCCTCACTACGGATTATTATCGTGCCGTCTCGTAATGCCTTTTCCATGTCGTCTAGCATTAAAGGCCGTGTCTTTACGTCGGTTCTCCAGCCTATTTTGGTCGTCTGGTCTGGAAACACCTCATCAACTACCTCTTGTTGGTATACCCGGTAGTACTTCGCTCTTATAATCGCTTTGTTTGTGGTCAGCCCGTGGTTGTTTGATTCTATCCCGATAACCGCCCGGTTATAGAACTCTGCCAGCTTAACCGCTTCAAGGCCGAACAAGTCCGGGTCAAAGTGTCCCCTCCACTCTGCCACCTGCTCCATCTTGTTCCGGTCTATGACCTCCAATACGCAAT